TTACATTTGCGTTCATGCCAAAAAAGGCAAACATGAAACTCATGCAGTATCATCTTATGATGCGGCAAAGAATGCGGCTAAACATTGGGGAATGAAATCAACAGCAGGTATTGATGCACATTTGGCAGAAGGTAATTATCCTGAACCACGTAAAATGGAAGTAACACAAGCAGACAAAGATAATAATACTGAAGCATGGAAACGTTTTAAAGCAGGTGACCCAAGATATGAATGGAAAGATATGATACTTTCTAAAGCAGAATCTTATGATGACTATCATGGTGATATGTCTAAAGAAGAATATGACAAAACAGTAAAAGGTTCTCAAATGGAATATACTGTTTGGGTTGGTGGTACTGAAGTTAATGACCATTGGTTATCTTACGAAGAAGCAAAACGATTACATGACAAATATAAAGCACAAGGCTATGATGATGTTCAATTAGATGCTCGTTTAAAAGAAGGTTCATTTTGGGGCAGAGATGATATGGTTGCTAAAATGAAAAAAGATTATAAAGCGTCAGGAATGAGAAAGTACAGAAAAGATACTGGCACCGCCTCTTACGGTACGACTACTTCTGACCCAGAAAAGTGGAAAGAATTAGAAGCAGATGGCTATGAATGGGATAAAGATTATTATAACGACATAGAAGAATTAGAAGCAAAATGGAAAGCCAAAAATGAAGGCGCAAACAAAGAAGACGAAGAAGCAATTGCGGCTAGAGACGAATTCTTAAAAGTTATGGATATGAAACCAAAGAGTAACAATAAAGCAATTGATACGATTAAAAAGATTGTAGCAGACAAACAAAATCAACAAGTAAAATTTGACGATGGCAAGATGAAAGTAGATTTATACACAGCATCAGCAGTATCACAAGTATATGATGCAGTTAAGCCAGAAACACAAGAAAAAATTGACAACATGCTAAGAACCAAAGAAGGTATGCTTAAACTATCAAACTTTGCATTTAGCAAACTTAGTGAAGGCATCAAAGAAGGCAAACGTATTGATGAGATTTTACCAGCATTAGGACAAGCGGCAAAAGCAGTTGGCGGCGCATTAGCATCTAAAGGTGTTAAAGGTCAAGTAGCCAGAGGTGCGGCAAAGGGTGCAGTAAATGGAATGATAAAAGATAAAAGTGGCAAACAGCATAATGTTAATAGTCCACAAGGCAAAATGATTGCTAATATGGGCAAAAAGATTGGTGGTGGCACAGGCGCTACTCCATCACAAGTAGCACAAGCGAAAAGAGATTTAACAAAGAATAAAATAAAAGCAGTTGGCACTAAAGTTAAGGATTTTGCCAAGGGTGCTTTAGCAAAATCGGCTGATAAATCTGGTTTCGGTAATCCTCTTGCGGCATCTAAGCAACATGCGAATGACATGGTAGAAAAAGCCATGAAAGATGCAGAAAAACAAGCCAAATAATCATAAAAATCTATTGACTTTGTAAGTCACCTATGTTAATATATAAAGAGTGTGTAAAAGCACTCTTTTTTATTGTCCAACTTATAGGAGATTTATATGTCAATTGACGCAATTAATGAAGAAGAAAAAGCAAAACTCATTCAATTAGTGAATGAAGGCTGCCTAGTTCTACAAGAATGTGAAGACCTCAAAGGTGGATTACGTGATACTGTAAGAGCAATTGCTGAAGAAATCGATGTCAAACCAGCAGTTTTAAACAAAGCAATCTCTGTGGCACACAAGGCAAAACTTGCCGAAACTCGCCAAGACTTTGAAGATATGGAAACTATCTTAGAAACAGTTGGTCGTACTCTTTGAGTTATGTAGATGCATTCTACAACAAAGACAAAGATATTGTTCAAGTTGTAGAAAGAAGTAAAGGTAAACGAGTTTACAATGATTATCCAGCGTGGCGTACTTTCTATGTGAAAGACCCACGCGGTGACCATGTAAGTATTCATGGTGACAAAGTTCGTCAAATCAAATGTAAACGTCTCAAAGACCTCCATAAAGAACGAAAGATAAACACAGGCAAGACATTTTACGAAAGTGATATGAAGCCTGAAGTTAAGTGTTTGAGTGAGAATTATAATGGTCTTGATTCGCCTACTCTAAATACTGCCTTTTTCGATATCGAAACAGACTTCGATGCAAATCGGGGATTTGCTGACCCTAGTGACCCATTCATGCCAATCACAGCAATCACAGTACATCTTCAATGGTTAGACTTGCTTGTGACTCTTGCTATCCCACCCAAGTCGATGAGAAGTGGTGAAGGTCTTGAAGAAGCCCAACGTATTTGTGAGCAATTTGATAACACTCAACTATACCTAAGTGAAGCAGATATGCTGAATGATTTCATGGATGTCATTGAAGATGCAGATGTGTTAACTGGTTGGAACTCTGAAGGTTATGATATTCCCTATACTGTTAATAGAATAACTGAGGTATTAAGTAAGTCGCATACACGCAAGATGTGTCTTTGGGATTTATTTCCTCAGAAACGTAAGATAGTAAAATATGGTAAAGAACAAGAAACGTTTGACTTGTTCGGAAGAATTCACTTAGACTACTTAGAACTATATCGTAAGTATACTTACCACGAAATGCATTCCTACTCACTTGATACTATTGGTGAACACGAAGTTGGTGAAAAGAAAACTGCCTATGAAGGCACATTAGACCAATTATATAACAATGACTTTTATAAATTTGTAGAATACAACAGACAAGACGTTGCACTACTTGATAAGATTGATAAGAAATTAAGATTTATTGAACTAGCAAATGAAATTGCCCACGATAACACTGTTAATATCAAAACAACAATGGGCGCAGTTGCAGTTACAGAACAAGCAATCATTAACGAAGCACACAGACGTGGTATGGTTGTTCCTGACAGAAAGAGACGTGAATGGTCAGATGATGATGTTGATTTGAGTGACGAAGAATTACATGACTTAGAAATGCAGAAGGCCGCTGGTGCTTTTGTGGCAGTTCCCAAGAAAGGTTTACAGAAGTGGGTAGCAGGTATTGATATCAACTCTCTTTATCCTTCAGTTATTCGTGCAATGAATATGTCACCAGAAACTATTGCTGGACAACTAAGACCAGACTTTACAAATAAACTTATTGGTGATAGAATATCAGAGGGCAGAAAGACTGGTGCTAAAACATACGGTTCATCTCAAGCATGGGACGAAACGTTTAGTTCAGAAGAATTTCGTTTAGTTAATGAGAAAGACAAAGCAAGTAATATTACTTTAGTCTTAGAAGATGCACCATGGGAAGAAAACAAAACAACACAAGCACTATCAGGCGCAGAAGCATATGATTTAATATACAATAGTGAATTGAACTGGACTCTTACAGCCAATGGTACTATTTTCAAGCAAGACGTTCAAGGTATTATTCCAAGTTTATTAGAACGGTGGTATGCAGAACGACAAGTGATGCAACAGAACAAGAAAAAGGCAATTGAAGCCGGTGATAAAGAAGAAATAGCATTCTGGGATAAACGACAACTTGTTAAGAAGATTAACTTGAACTCATTATATGGTGCGATTTTGAACCAAGGTTGTCGATTCTATGATAAACGTATTGGTCAGAGTACAACTCTAACAGGTCGTTGCATTACTCGACATATGGGTGCTAAGACAAATGAAGTTATTGCAGGTGCATATGATTACAAAGGTCCAGCAGTTATCTACGGTGACACAGACTCCATTTACTATTCAATGTATCCTGTTTACAAACAAGAGATTGATGATGGAACTATTGAGTGGGATAAAGATAAAGTGTTATCTTTGTATGACGAGGTAGCGAATCAAGTGAACGAAAGTTTTCCAGATTTTATGAAAACATTCTTTAATGTTCCTAGAAAAGAAGGTGAGATTATTGTTGCTGGTCGTGAGAACTGTGCGACACAAGGTATCTTTATTAAAAAGAAACGATACGCAATGCTCATCTATGATGATGACGGTGAACGCAGAGATGTTGATGGTAAGCCAGGAAAGATTAAAGCAATGGGTCTTGACCTAAAACGTTCTGATACTCCTGGATATATGCAAAACTTTCTCAGTGAAGTACTATTGAAAGTGTTGACTGATGGTAGCAGAGAAGACGTTATTGAGATGGTTAAAGAGTTTAAGAAAGAGTTTAGAGCAAAGCCTGGTTGGGAAAAAGGTTCTCAGTCCCGTGTGAATAATTTGACTTCATACAAGAACAGAGTGAATGCCGCCAAGAAGGCAATGGCAAGAGATTTGAATAACGGCGGTGATAAATCTAAAAGAGATAAAGTGCATCTTCCTGGACACGTATCTGCCGCACTAAACTGGAATATGTTGCGAGAACTTAATCAAGACCGATATGCAGTAGAAATTGTAGATGGTATGAAATGTATTATATGTAAACTAAAGCCAAATACATTTAAGTTGAAAAGTGTTGCATATCCTGTAGATGCTACAAAAATACCACAATGGTTCCAAGATTTGCCATTTGACCATGAGTTAATGGAACAGACTATTGTTGATAAGAAACTAGATAACCTAATTGGAGTACTAAATTGGGATATGAGTGATGCAAATGCATCAGAAACATTTGATAATCTATTCGATTTATAGGTTGACAAATGGTTCTAAATTGTGTTATAATAAATTAATATTAATCAAAAGGAGCAAAAATGCGTGATATTTTAAAAGATATTGTGAAGCACACACATTCGCTAGGTATTATCCAAGCGGCTAAAGTGACAACAGATAAAGAGGGGACTACAATCGATGCGATGGACGAAGACCGTACTGTTGTATTAAGTGGCAAATTACACACGCCAGTTCCTGAATTCGAAGGAAAGTTTGGTCTAGGTAGACTAGGCGTTCTTAGTGGTCTTCTTAGTTATACTAGTGAAGATAAAGAAGGCAATGCAATTGAGTCAGATGTTAAAGTAGGCACAGAAACACGTAATGGTGCAGACGTTACTACCGAACTTAACTTCTCAATGCCAGGTGGGTTTGATAGTTCATATCGAGTAATCGTAAGTGAATTAGTAGATGCCCAAATTAAAACTGCAACTTTCAGAGGTGCGGCATGGAATGTAGAAATTATGCCATCACAAAAAGCAATCAAAGACTTACAATACTTTGCAGGTATTCTAGGTGCATTTGACCCATTGCTTACTGCAAGAACAGTTGATGGTAACTTAGTATTCTATATTGGTGATAGTTCAACAGATAAAGTAGAACTTCCATTTGCATCAAATGTTGAAGGCGAATTAAAGACTGGGTGGAGTTTTCCATTATCAACAGTTCTAACTATTCTTAGACTAAGTGACACAAGTACCATGAATATGAAACTCTCTGACCAAGGTGCTATGATGATTTCAGTTGATAGTGGTCTAGGTTTATATGAATATATTTTACCTGCAAAAGCCGGTAACTAATAATATAAATACATCTGAGAGAGGTCTTATATAGGAGTTAATGGATATGACTACACCAATACGACCAGACGTAGACGAGAAGAAACGTACACGCCTCATCTATCTTAAGAAACAACACAGAGATTTAGACAACGGAATCATTACTGCATTTAAGATGCATACGGAAGATGGAGTTGTTTCTAAATTGAAATTAAAGAAACTACATCTAAAAGAAGAGATTGTAAAATTAGAAGCAGAGTTACAGAGTTAGAAAACAACTTGTGACTATTATAAAACCAACCCCAAAAACTATTCAAAACTTGATTAGAGTTATTCCAGACCATCCTAGGCCTGGAGTACTCTATCAGGATATGGCAAGTATCTTTAATGCACCTAAAGGCTTAAAGAATGTAATGTCATTGTTTGATGATTATCTTTTAGCAAAAGGTAAAGTAGAATTTGATAAAATAGTTGGTTTAGATGCTCGTGGATTTCCAATGGCAGGTGCTTTGAGTTCTCAAACTGGTATACCATTCTCAATGGCTAGAAAGAAAGGTAAACTACCAGGAGAAACAATCTTTACTGAATATGAATTAGAATATGGAACTGATGAATTGCATTTACAAATAGATGCAATACAAAAAGATGATAAAGTTCTGATTATTGATGATGTTATAGCAACAGGCGGAACACTTGAGGCTGCCATTGAGTTGATAGAAAGATGTGAAGCAAACGTTTCATGTATATTAAGTATAATGGAACTTGAGTTTTTAGGTGGCGGTGCTAAATTACGTGATGCTGGTTATGACGTATATTCTATCTTACAAGAAAAGTGAAGAAGCCAGACTTAGTAGCAGATAATCCTGGATTATCTCCTTATCCTACAAATGTAGGAGCACCAGCATTTACAGTTCCTGCCGTATTATCTAAGAAAAGAGAACGAGGAGCAAATGCTCGGGCACAACTTACTTCTAAATTTGAAGAACTCAAAGAAGAATACTTTAGATTAGCCAAACTAACAGAAGATACTGAAATGGTGTATAATGCCACATGTAATATCAATCCTGTAGTAGGCAGAATATATCATCTTTACAAAGGTAATAATGGGCTGTTTTTAAGTATGATAGAACCAGAGCGTTGGAATATGCCATGTTTTGGCAGTTTTAAATTGACTTCTGAGCATACTTGGGAAAGACAATAGAATAAAACCACTTGACTTTTGGTCTATTATTTTGTATAATAGTAGATAACTATTAACTTTTATTAAGGATTCGAATGAACAACTATATTTTTACAAGCGAGAGTGTAAGCGACGGTCATCCAGATAAAGTTTCTGACCAGATTAGTGATAGAATGGTAGATGCTGGACTAAAAAATGGTGATGAAACTACAAGGATTGCAGTCGAAACACTTGTAACTACTAACCACGTAACGTTAGCGGGTGAAGTAAAGAACTTTAATGTTAGTAAGGACGATGTAGAAGAAATTGTCCGCTATACAGTTAAAGAAATTGGATATGAACAAGAAGGCTTTCATTGGGAAAGACTAAAAGTCTATAATGAAATACATTCACAATCAGGCGATATCGCACTAGGAACCGATGATTTCGGCGCTGGAGACCAAGGATTAATGTTTGGTTATGCAACTAATGAAAACAATGCAATGCTACCAGCACCTATATATTACGCACACGAGATACTTAAAGACCTCAAAGAGAAACGAAATACTGCTTATAAATTTCTATTACCAGATGCGAAATCACAAGTAAGTTTACAATATGAAGGTGGTAAAGTAAAACGTGCTGACCAGATTGTTGTAAGTACACAGCATACCGAGGGTTCTGAACAACTTCTTAAAAGTACAGTTGGTGAAGCAGTTAATAATGTAATGGGAGATTTAATTGATGAAAACACTACATGGCATATTAATCCTACAGGCAAGTTTGTCATTGGTGGTCCTGATGGTGACACAGGACTTACCGGGCGTAAGATTATCGTTGATACTTATGGTGGCTATGCTCCCCATGGTGGTGGTGCCTTTTCTGGAAAAGACCCAACAAAAGTCGACCGAAGTGCCGCCTACATGGCACGATGGTTAGCAAAGAATGTTGTAGCAGATAACATGGCAGATTGGTGTCAAATTCAATTGAGTTATGCTATCGGTGTTAAAGAGCCAACGAGTATCTATGTAGATAGTAATGGACACAATAGAACTATCCAAAAGTATATCGAAGAAAACATTGACCTAACACCAAAAGGAATCATTGATAGATTTGGTTTATTTGATTTTTATAAGTATAGTGAAAACTGTACATATGGACACTTTGGTAATAAAGATGTTCCATGGGAGAAAATAGGATGGTAAACTTCACAGTTCTATGGGAAGTTAACTACTACGATGCTGAAAAGAAATTCTTTGTACGTGAAGGAAACACTGCTGAAAGTTTAGATGATTTAATGGACGATTTGGGTGAGAATGCAGTCGACCATGAACCAGAAAATGAAACACCAGTTGGGCTAGGCGACTTTGACATTGAATGGATTAAAATTTTAGATGAAGAAGATAACGAAGTCTGGAGAGATAAAGACTACGACTTCACTGAATATGAAAGGGAAACAAATGAGCAGTAAGATGAAAACATTTACGTTTGAAACGTTAGATGGTACAGAAATAGAATCAAAAGAATACAAAGGACTAAAACAAGCATTGTTTGATATCCAATCAAAGATTAAAGATGTACTTGTTCGTGTTAAGTATAAGAACAAGAAAGGCAATATAATTGATAGATGGGCAAAAGTTCCTATTGGAAGAAAAAAGCGAGGATTTCAAATACCTAAACCTTATATGTCTAAAGCAATGATAAGAAAACAAAAAGAACAACCAAAGAAAGGAGTATATAGATGAGCAATCCACTAAATCCATCTAACTGGTTTGGCACACCAGAAGAAAAAGAAAGAGCAATTGCTAGACGAATTGTTGACGAAAAAGAACAAGCAATTGCACTTGAAAAGATTAACTTCAAGTATGGTCATATAGACCAACATGCACACGATAAAAACATGGCAACATTACAAGGCAAAGAATATGTCAGAGTTGTTGGTATGGAATTAGATAAAGATAAACCAGGACAAGGTTTCTTTGAATTAGATTTCAATGACCAGTTCGTAGAGTATCTAGCAGAAAACGGATATGAAGGTCTTGAACAAGACCAAATTGTTGACAACTGGTTTAATGATTTATGTAAGAATATTGTGCTGAATGATTTAGAAGATGCAGAAGGTGTCAGAAAAAGTGTAATGACGGATAGCAAAGATGGTCTAATCATTAGCAAGGTTAAAACAGATAAAAATACCTCTGAGTACTATTAATTTGACGTTTATCATTAATCGTGTTATAATGGTATTAACTTATTCATAAAATGGGGAACACATGACTACATTCATTCTAGTAGATTCGTTTAATATGTATCATAGAGCAAAACACGTTGCAATGCGTGGTGCTAGTATTGATATGAAAATTGGTATGGCATATCATATTATGCTTAGTAGTGTAAAACTATGTTATAACAAATTCAACGCAGACCATGCCGTGTTCTGTTTAGAAGGTCGTAGTTGGCGTAAAGACTTCTATGAACCATATAAGAAGAACAGACAAGTCGCCCGTATGGCTAAGAGTGTCAGAGAACAAGAAGAAGACCAAATCATGTATCAATCATATGATGATATGATTACATTCTTAGATGAAAAAACAAACGTAACACTATTACAAAATCCCGAAGCCGAAGCAGATGATATGATTGCACTATTCATCGAGGCACATCCAAATGACAATCACATTATTGTATCAAGTGATAGTGATTACTTTCAGTTAATTTCAGATAACGTAACAATGTATGACGGTGTGCAAAATCGTATCATTACTAAAGATGGTTTCTTTAAAGATGATAAGAACATGACACCTATAAAAGAAAAGAAAACTGGTGAAGTTAAAGAAAAAGTAGACCCAGAGTGGGCATTGTTTGAGAAGTGTGTCCGTGGTGATACATCAGATAACATCTTTAGTGCATATCCTGGTTGTCGTAAGAAAGGCACAAAGAACAAAGTTGGTATGTTAGAAGCATATGCAGATAAAGAAAATGGTGGATTTAATTGGAATAATTTTATGCTACAGGTATGGACTGACCATAATGGTGTAGAGCATACAGTACGTGATGATTATGAACGCAACGTAAAACTAGTTGACTTAACTGCTCAACCTATAGATTTAAAAGTAAAGTTTGTAGAAACTATTGCAGAGAATAGTATTCCTAAGACTAATGCTGGTGTTGGTATGAACTTCTTAAAGTTCTGTGGCATACATGATTTACAAAATCTTGCTAAGTCACCAGATGAACTTGCATCAATCCTTAATCAGCCATATCCGGCACAATGAGAAAAAGAAAACCAACTTCATTGATTGAATCCTTATTAGTATTCGCAGTGATAACATTTGTTTATGGGTTGGTTATACTGTTTTGGAAGTAAATGAAAAATTATATTTTTGACGTGGATGGTACTCTTACTCCAAGTAGAGGTAAGATTGATGAAAAATTTCTAAAGTGGTTCTTAGAGTTTAACAAATGGAACAACGTATACTTAGTCACAGGAAGTGATAGATACAAAACCGAAGAACAGATTGGTGAAACTCTATACGCAAAAGTAAACGCAGTATATAATTCATCAGGCAATACTAAACATAAAAAAGGTGTATGTGTATTCAATACTAAAGATTTTGAGTTACCTGAGGTAGCACACAAGTTCTTAGTAAAGAAAATGATTAACAGTAAATGGGAACCAAAAACTGGATTACATTTTGACTCTAGACCAGGTTTATTAAACTTTAGTATACTTGGTAGAAATGCATCAAAGGCCCAAAGAAAGAAGTATGTTACATACGATACATCAACGAATGAAAGACAAACGATTTCTGATGAATTTAATAAGAAGTTCTCAGAAAAACTTAATATTGTATCGCAGATAGCAGGCGAAACTGGATTAGATATTATAGAAATAGGTAAAGACAAAGCACAGATACTTAAAGATTTCACATTCCAAGATGAACTGATATTCTTCGGTGACAATATACAACCTGGTGGCAATGATTATGGAATTGCACAAGTAATTGAATATGGTCCCTATGACCGTACTGAGGTTCATCATGTAAAGAATTGGAAAGAAACATGGAAGATACTAAAAAGATTTAAATGATAAAGAAATTAATATCAGCAGGATGTAGTTTTAGTGAAACCCTAAGTGGCAATCTTGAAACTTGGCCTTTACACTTAGCAAAAAATCTACCAGAATACGAACTAATACCAAAAGGCATGTCGAGCCAAGGTAATGGTTTAATTGCAAGAAGTGTTATTTGGGAAGTTAGTAATCAACTTAGCCTTGGAGTGCAACCAGAAAACATAATTGTAGGGGTAGAGTGGTCTCATCCGGATAGACATGAAGTTTATATTTACAATCCTTCTCAGAAGAATTGGAAAGAAAATGAAGATGGATGGATAGAAAATCCTACGCAATTCATAGATGGCTACAGAAATTGGGAAATACTAAATTCTCATTGGGAGTATGAAAAATCAAAATTATATTATAAGCATTTTCATAATACCCAAGGACAGTTAATACAAACATTAGAACATATATTAAGGGTACAACATTTGTTAGAAAAATATAAAATTAAATATTTTATGACAACTATGCAATCAATGTTTTCACTTGAAACTGAATCAAAAGAGACACAACATTTAATTGATTTAATTGACCATGATGTGTTCTTACCTGTTAAGGGAATGTATGAATGGGCAAAAGAGCATAATGTAACTACTGGAATACCACTATGTCCCGATGGTTTTCATCCGTCAGGACATCAACATATAATTTTCACCGATAAAATTATTATGCCATTCTTAAAGGATAGATATGATATACACTAAAGAAATAGTTAAAGATAAGTTTTGGATTTTAGAAAACTCAGGTATTAAAATAGGAACAATACGGTTCTGTTCATCTGATGATTTTGTAGTCAATGTAAAGAATACAGACATATCTTCTGGAATCAATAATGAACACGTTACACATTCAGAACTCATACAATGTTTTGGTGAGAAGATACTAGAAGCAAAAGAAAGTCCTATAGTTGAATCAAATCCGTTATCTGAAAGAAAAGCCTTGAAGACTTCATTAGGAATTGTAGAAGACTATCCTTCTAAACATGTACCATATAACACAGAAACAATAGAGTTAAAAGGAAAACAAATTCCAACCTATACTAAAACAGAAACAAGTAAAGTACGATATGCCGCTGGTTATTATGGAGTAAGATTTGCAGTTGACTGGCGATGGTTTTATGGTGGAAAACTTGATACACTAAATACTTACGAGTTTATAGGACCATTCAAAACTAAATCTGAAATGCAAAACGAAACAAAATTAGCGATTAAACGAGATGGATTATAAAAATTTAAAAGATTTTCTAGCGGCAATCAAACGAGCAAATCTTAGAGGTGACCACAAGGTAACACTTCCTATGGATGAAGCAGTTAATATACAAAATGACATTGCTATGCTACTGTTAGAACTAAAAAAACGTAATACCAACGTTGGAACCACTTTGGATGGTGGTGGTTTCAATGAGGAATAACCATTATATACGTCTATTATTCTGATAATTAGATAAATAAGAGTAGAACCATTAATAAGGATACTCTTATGGCAAGACCTAAACCTACAATAATCTTGGAACATACGGACAATCAAACATACCGTAGTGAACAAGTACTCAAAGCAACGGCAGTATATTCCGTATTTTATAAAGGAGTTGCGATAAATCTTCGTAGCCTTAACTCGTTGGTAAACTTTCCTGGTCCAAAATACAAGAAAGTATCTTTTAGTAATCCTGGACACGCAATCAACTTAGCACAACGATTGAATAAATTATTTAGATGTGACGATTTCGAAGTATATATA